CAATCCTTGGGACTTTTCAGTCGACTCTCACCGATTTCAAGTACATTCGCAAAGTCTGGCAAAGAAACGCAGAAGAAGAACGGCTCCTTGGGGTTAGCCTCACAGGAATCCTCGACAATGTCTTGTTTGGGCAGCAAGTAAGTGAGTGGGGTCTTAGACACCTTAAAGATGTTTGTGTTGAAACTAACAAAGAATGGGCCGCTAAACTTGGCATTCCACAGTCTGCTGCTATTACTACTGTTAAGCCTAGCGGTACAGTTAGTCAGTTGGTTGACTCGGCTAGTGGTATTCATCCTAGACATAGTGATTATTACATTCGCACTGTACGTGCAGATATAAAAGATCCACTTGCTATCTTCCTTAAAGAAAAGGGTGTACCCGTAGAAGTTGATGTAATGAATGAAAGTAACCTTGTGTTCTCATTCCCACAAAAAGCTCCTGAAGGTTCAGTCTTACGTAAGCAATGGTCAGCAGTAGAACAGCTTGAGCATTACCTTAAGTTCAAACAATTCTGGTGTGAACACAACCCCTCTATTACAGTATATGTACGTGAAGAAGAGTGGATGGAAGTCGGCGCATGGGTTTACAAGAACTTTGATGATGTAGGGGGGGTCAGTTTCCTACCATTCAATGATCACTCTTATCAACAAGCACCATATCAAGATTGTACAAAAGAAGTCTACGAAGCTGCTAAAGCCTCATTCCCAGAGATTAGTTGGGAAGAGTTCAATGCATTTGAAGAAGACGACTCTACAATCAATCACCATGAATTAGCTTGTGTAAATGGAGCTTGTGAATATGTGTGAAATCTCATTTGACTTGGTTCGAGGACTAGTAGCAGGCTTTGAATACATTGATGACTATGACGAAGATAATAAAATGTACACCATTATTATCTTACATCTAATCTTTATTAGAGTAATATTTATGACGGAGAAGTAATGCGTAGAAGTAGACATGACGGTGGCAAAGGCGACAAACCTATTGCCCCGCAAGACCAAGAGACGTTTGACAACAATTGGGATCAGATCTTTAAAGCTAAAAAGACGGAAGACAGTTATCCTTGTGAAGTCATACGTGGTACTAATCAACACGAAGAAACCAAGAAGTAGAAATGAAGAAGCCACCTCATAAGGGTGGCTTTTTTATTGCATATAATGAATGAGGGGGTACAAGCTACGCCTGCCAATTCGTTGATACCATAGTTAGAAAGACGGAAAATCCATATGTTCTTGATACCCTCTTGCCGTCTTAACTACTTAGAACAACCAAGTTTACATTGATCAGATACCCATTGCTTCAAGTATTCTAATTGGATTTCTGTTTCATTTGCTGCATTAACAAATTCTGAAGTGCACTGGGTGCCATCAGTTCCGCTGGTGGGGTAGGAAATGGAGCGCATGGTGCCGGTACCACTGTTGTGCAAGCTGTTAAGGGCATTAGCATAAGCAGTGACAACATTAGTACTAATCGTTTGAGCATCTTTCTTTTCCTCATTAACTTTATCAGTTTGAGCCTGTACTTCTACAGCTATTTGTTGTTTATACACAACAAGAGCATTATGTTCGTGGTGTCCATACAACAAACTACCGCCTGTTATAATAGCAACAGTAGCATAAATATACACAGATATTGGTAATGGAAACATTACTTAGCATCCAATGACGTATTAGTCAAAATACGTAAAAAAGCAATAGACAATGAAATAGCGATCATAAGCTCGTTAAAGCTCACATCATCTAACATGGCATGGAGGTATTGGGAGTTATCATTAAGAGCTCCTAGACCCCCTATAAGGCCGCTAAACCACATTGTCTTGGACTTAAAAGCTCCTTTGATGTACGCCTTGATTTTATCCCACATAACCTTCTCCTCTAAAGCATCTCTGCTCAGCTAATCTACGCTTCAGAATGCCAGAATTAACATGATCTGATGGAGCATGATCCCACTTAGGAAATTCATTAGACGCCCCCGCATTATCACCTTTCTTTAGCTTCTGTAACATTGTGGAATGTTGGAAATTACCAACACCTACGTTGTATACAAACGACACTAACGCATCAAACTCGTTCTGAGTAAGAGACAATTCATTATCATTAATAGCATGTTCAGCAACAAACAAATCTCTAGCAAGTAATGCAGTAGCCTGACCCATAGTAATTGGAGAACCTACAACACAACCATCGCCAGATACAATCATATGACCATAACCTACAGTCCATTTACCAACACCGTCTTGGTATGGCATAGTCCTAAAGCCCTCAAAGGACTTTATCATTTCAATACCTTGTTGTGATGTCTTCATTATGTCGCTTGTGTTTGTGCTGTTAGAATACCATTAACAAAAGTCATACTGCCATTAGCACCAGCAAGTGTTAACTTAGCAGTAGTAATAGTGGCTGTTATACCAGTATTCTGAGCTGCCATAGTCCCAAGAGTAGGTTTACCTGTTAAATCACTATAAGCACCTGTAGTAGCAACAGTAGCTAACGACGGTTTACCTGTTAGATCATTGTATGCCCCTGTGTGTCCTACAGTAGAAATACCTAAGCTAGCTCGGGCTCCTGATGCAGTACTTGATCCTGTACCACCTTGAATAATAGTCCAAGGTGATCCACCAGTCTGTGCAACAGAAATGTAATTACCAAGGTTTCTAAACCAATCACGCCAAGAGAACTCTTCACCAATAGGTGTTTGTGGGATTGGGGGGAGCAAATTCTTAGCCATAATTACTCCCAATCACAATCACTAGCGTAGCCATGTTCATGTAACACGTCCAGTTGTTTCTCTAAACGACAACCAATGTCAGTACGATACATAACACTATTAGGAATCTCAATCTTCTTCTTAATAGTATTGTATGCCTTCTCACGAGCATCGCTTACAGTAGCACCCTTACCCGATACAGTACAGATATAATCACCTGCTGTAACAAACATAGGTGTGTTCATCTTAACTTCACCATCACACATGCTTGGGGCTTTACCCCACATGACTTCAGCACAATGAACATCGTTGACTACGTCCTCTTCTGTCAAGCCAAACAAAGGATAACCGGAGTTATCTTTCTTGCTTATCTTGCAATAAGGATAATCAGGGATAGCAATAACAACGCCACAAGCAATTGCCTTGCTGGTACGTAGTGTGTCCTCACCGTTGATAAGGTCGAGCATCCACTGAGCGGGGTCGCCATTATGCAACGCCTGTTGAATCTGAAAGAGCGGCCAGCCTGGTCGCATAGTAAACTCAAGAGGCCAAGGAAAGCCATCTTTGTCAATAATACAATTAACATCAATATAACCTGTATATGCTAAGCCATGAAGAAAGTCTTCAAGCGGTTTGAGAACTTGGTATGCCAAGTAAGATTCGGAGGTATAGCGAACGATAGTGCCTTGCTCGCCAGTGGCGACACCAAGATCATCATTCATTAACTTCTTAAATTCCCAGCTCTCACAAAACTGCTTGTTAAAACCACCGGGTCCGAACCAGCCACCTACGCCAAATTCAACACCACCGTGGAACTCTTGGAGGATAAAGTCGCCTTTGTATGCATTACTCTTCTTCCACTTCTGTAGCATAAAGACCATATCGGCTGCTGATTTAGCAACGTAAGATAGTTCCTTGGCTCCATCACCGATAGGCTTACTAACGTAACGCTTTGGATTATCCATTACGTGTTTAATAGCCTCATCGTAATTCTTGAATACTGTGGATGGGATGGTTGTGATACCAGCCTTCTCCATTACATCTGCACCGTGCATGCGGTCTTGTTCCCAACGATTGGTATCAATAGATGGACCAATAATTGGATAACCTTTATCACGAAAACGTTCCAAGCCATGAATGTAAAAGATATTATCTGTACAGAAGATTAGATCTGCCCAGTTCATATACTTCTCCCACTCAGAGACTCTTTCAATGAGTCCACCATCACCGACCATCGAGCGACTACCATCCTTATTGTGTCTAATAAAACACTTTACAGTGTGTCCAAAGTTCTGAGACCGTAAAGCAAAGTCAAGGCATACACCTGATGCATCGATGATTAGTATTTTCATTATTCGTCCTGTGCGTCTTTCATTTTACGTTCCATCATACGTCTACGTTTTTCGTAGTTATCTTTTGCTTGCTGCATTTTAGTCTTACCATAGATTGGCATACCCAATGTTCCAAGTAACATACGTTGAAGTTGTTCTCCTTGAGGAGCACCTTGCCAAGCTTGTACGTTAAATGGTAATGCAGATTTGCCAACTGCTTTAGCCCTCCCAACAAGAGAAGGATCTTCAAGCTTCTGTGCACCTGGACCAGCATACTCTAATCCTGTTGTAGAGATAACAAATGCTTTTGGTAAGAACCCTAGCTTATCTGAAATAAACTTATCAGTGTCGCTAGCAAAGTGAATAAACTCCATAGCATGCTTAGTAGCTTGCATAGTAGTTCCATCTTTAAATTCAACCCTTGTCTTATCTTTATTATCCCATATCGGATGACCAGAGGTAATCATGTTAACACCATTAAGAGCTGTAAGATACAACAATGCAAACTTCATTTGATAAAGTCTAGCAAAGTCACCTTGAGTCTTTGGTTTTAACAATCCCTTAGCACCACCAACAATATCAGGTGAGAGTAAATTCTTAGGTAGAGCGGTTGTAAATGAACGTAAGGTTGATACTGTCCAGTCAGGAGCAAAGATAACTGCTTGAAGAACACGTCTTCCTTCGGGGGAATACGATGCCATTTTCATGGACTCTTCAAACTTACTGCTTGACTGTCTAGCAATATCATACCAGTTCAATCCACCAAAACTATTGTTAACAAAACGACCAATCTCTTTAGCATGCACTTCTTTAGGAACATTAGGATGATCATGTACGGCTTGATCTAGTAACTTTGAGAATGTAAGTAATTTAAGACCATCGTGTACATAGTCCCAAGTAAAACTATCAATACGACCAAGAGTTTCTTTCTCAGCCCTACCTAATGCAGATTGAATTATCTTCTTATCTGAATAAGCTCCAAGAAGTTTATCAGCCATTTTACCAATCTCTTCGATTGCAGTGTGGCTTACGTCCTCAACACTTGACATACCAAGCTTAACACCACCCTCACGGATAGCTAAGTCAGCTACATCTCCCATACCACCTTCACGTAGTATCTTAAGGACACTACTAAGACTGCCGTGACCAACCTTTTCACCTAAGTATGGGCGGGCCATAACAAAAGCTTCAGCAAGAGATTTAGCGTGGAACAGTGATGCACTAATGTTAGACCGTTTAATTGCGTTGTTAACAGTAAGAATAGACTTCATCCAAGGACCTGGCTCCGAAGCACCTAACACAAAGTTAAGAGCAGGCTTAATATCTGGGTGTACAAACCAACCAGCAAAGGGACCATGATCAATTACTTTGTAGCCATAATGATCTTCTTTAGATCTTGGATCTACAATAGCGTACTTGTCATCAATCTTAGTTACTTTAAGTTTATTAAATAGATTCTTATCTTCAATTGCTTTGTACATATCGGTCATATAACCATGTGCAATCTCAGCAAGATCAGACTCAAGTTCAATGCCTTGCTTAGCCATAGCTTCACGGGCTTGTTCAAGCGATTCTATTTTACGTTCTTTACCAAATTGAGAACCAGGTTTAAGTCCTTCTTGTACTCCAGGAGATTTAAGTATTGATTGAATAAAACCAACCTCTTCTTCTGCTTTCATACCAGCTTTACGGGCCATACGTGTTACGTAATTCTCAACCAAGCCACGGATGACTTGTGCTTTCTCTGCCATCTTACCAATCTGATCCATCTTTATCTTGTAAAGATTAGCAGCCTTAGCAGCATCACCTTCAAGAGGTAACCCATGTTCAATAGCAGCAGGTAACGCACTACGTTCAGCTGCATCAGGAACAAGTTTAATAATATCAGATTTAAAGATATTAGTTAAGCGTTGATTAGCATCAACGTTATTAAGATTAATACCAATGCGATCTTTAATATCTTCTACAACTACAGAAGCATGTGGAGTAACTGTTTCAAGATAAGACTTTGCAGCTTCCAATCCTTTTGTATGATAAATCTTTCGTGCTATAGAAGCATGGATTTTTGATTCATCTTTAGGACCTTTAGTCTTAACATCTTTAACTCTTGGTTCAATAGCACCAGTCTCACCAACATCAGTGCGCCCAGCAGTATCCATTGGATCAGTACTCTCGGGTTTAGGTTTGGGAGCTTTCTTTGGTTTATCTTCTTTAGACCAAGACACTTTCTCACGATCAAGTTTAGTCTTAACTTCTTTTGGTTGTCGAGGTTTATCAAGTTGAAACGCAGGATCACCTGAATCACGTAGGTCACCACTATGCAATCCCTCATCGGGAAAGTCTAGCTTCTTACCTTTAGCAAGTTGTTCTGTTTCTCGTGCACGTTTAAGAGCTTCTTTACGTTCAAGAAAGTTACCAGCACCATCAAGGAAACCTTGTTCATGTGTGTCTTTAGTTTCAGCTTTGCGGGCTTCGTCATGCTTAGGACCCATGCGTTCAACAGCACCAGTCTTCTTATCACGAATTGCAGCTTCAACTAATGGCGCTGTTTTTGTATCCATATCAGCCTTAGCTTCCGCTTCAAACTGATCAAGAGTACTTTTAATTGTTGTATCACGTTTAGTGATTTCAGAAGCAGCAGGATCTCTAGCAGCCTCAGCTGCAGCCATACGAGCAGTGTTGCCTAACTTGTCAGAGATGGCTTTAGTAATTGCAGTAGGCTTAGCAAAGACACCTTGGAATGTAGCAGCAGCTGCCACCTTACCAGGATCAATCTTACCTTCAGTAGCAAGTTCCGTACCGGCCTCCATACCACCACCAACTACAGCACCAAAACCACGAGATAACAATCCAACTTTACCCGGACCAAAGAACGGCAATGATGAAGCTAACTCACCAGCAAATGATGCCTTAGGATGTTGTATCTTTTCAACCTCTCGTTGGCCTTTTCCAAAGCCAGCAGCAGACAAAGTTTCTTCAGGTACCATGCCTTTAAGAGACTCACCAGTCTTGTGTCCAAGATATCCACCTACAAGAGCACCACCAATAGCCCCTACAATAGGTCCTATAGGGCCTGTAACAGGCGATGTCATGGCGCCTAAGGCTAGGCCACCCTCAGCCCCAGCAACCGCTCCTGCAGCCCCTGGAATGCCTTCTATAGCAGCCTTAACTCCAGCTTTCATATCCCCAGGAAGTGCAGCAATATCTTTCTGTAGTTTCTCAAAGCCCTCTGGAGCAGCTTCAACAGATACTTTAGCCTTATAGCGGCCTAGTTTATCTGCTTTAGGAGTAGGTTCTTTGTACTCAGCCCAAGGACCATCTGATCCTTTAGCTTCGACAGGCGCTTCTTGTTTATAGTCTGACCACGGTCCCGATGAAGGCGCTGCTTCAGCAGGTGCAGCCTTATAATCTTCCCATGGTCCAGCCATTAAACTTTCTCCCAACTAGTTTCTTTAGAAGGATCTCCACCTTTATACTTCCAAGATGTACCATCTTTAGCTTTTTTAACATCACCCTTCTTAGGGGGTTTAGTTGTATCCTTAGCTTTATCTTTAGGATCTTTAATAGGTTTATCTTCGTCTTCTTTAGGAAGATACTTTTTCATATTAGCATCAAGTTGAGCATCATAGATTTCATTAATCTCTGTCTCACGCTCATCCATAGACTTCTTGCCAAAGTATGGTTTTGTTTTTAGTTCTTTTAAAGCAGTAGCTCGCCTACCTTCAATTGCTTCTTCTTGAACAATACCACGTTTAGTTTTCCAATCTTCCATAGCACTAGCACGTTTTTCTGCTGGTGATGGTTTACCTGCAGATTTACCAGCATCAATACGTAGCTTCTCTGATTTATAATTCATATCAAAGAGAACTTTTTGTTCAGCTAATTGTTCTTTAAGTATTGCAATTTGTGTAGCTTGTTGTTCTTTATATGTTTCAGTGGACTGACCAATAGCTTTATGAAACTCATCCCACTTACCACTCTTTTGTGCTTTGTCTACAAGACCAGTGTACTCTAATTTCTCTTGTGGATTTAATTTATCAGAAGAAGAGATAGCAGCTTTAAGAGAATCAGGATTATCGTTAGCACGAATAGTCCGTTCAAAGTCAGATACTTCT